GCCATACCATTTGTTGCTGACTTATCCAAGTTTGCGCCGTCTGTTGCATAACGTTGGTTAAATCCTATCATTGCACGTTGACGACCCAATAAAATTGGTTGCTTTAATGCTTCCTCAGGAACTCTAATTCCTGACATAAGCAAATCAATTACATGTTCGTCGTCTATGCCATCGTATTTTGCTCTTAATTTAGCAAATGCCGCTGTTTGTCGTGCTTGTTCAATGTCAGCAAGTGACATTGTTGCGTTTCCACCTGTTGTTAACTCTGCAAATATTTCATCAAATAGGTAATTATCGCCTTCGTCAATAACTCCACCTATTTGTGCAGGTTTCCATGCATATGTACTATTTAATGTATCATTTAATTGTGCATTTCTAAAACCTGTGTTTGAACTATGTGCATATTTTGATTTAATTGGAGCTTGAAACGTTAATCCTGATAATGATACTTGTCCGTCTATCAATGATTGATCGTAATCAGGTACTATGTTTTGCATTCCGTTATTAATCCAAAACGCATCAGCTAATCTATGATCATATGGGTTTCTTAATGGTAACGATTTTGATCGTGCTTTGCGTCTATGATTAACAATTGCATTATAAGCTTCAACAACTGTTGAATTTAAAGCCATTGTTTGTGTATGCATGCCCATTGTTTTATAAAATACATCATTTTCAACTTCTGAAAAATGATTAGTTGTATCATTACCATTTGCGGCATGAGTAAAAACGTGATCAGTTGAAGGTACATAAAACTTATTTGCTTCAAAAAATGGTACTACACTTCCTGCAGCTCCATTTTCTTTTTTATATGATCGGTTTAATTCATCCATTGATCCGTTAAAACGGTCAAATGCAAGCATTGGGACGAAATGAGCGTAAAGAGTACAGCCAATTCCATTCATGAGGAGTTCGCTTGTTTCTTGCATCTCAAAATTAACACGAATTTTACCGCTTTGCACGCCGTCTTCGCGGTGTAACCATTCGTATTTCAACGGCAGGATTTTTCCTGCGTCGCCTGACGTCAATACTCGACCTTTTGCAGTTCGGCGCGATTTCTGTACAGCAATCGGGCTGTTTGGTATTAGTTCAGTCATTCTCATTTGCGTTTTCTCCTTGCAATGATTTTGGTTATAATTTTTCTTATTTTTTTACACTTGGCGCACATTATGGAAATTGCTCCATAACGCGCTGTTGTTGTAATATTGGTGTGACTAATATTTTTTCATTACGATCAAATCCAAAAGATTTTTCGAATGATTGTAATTTTGCATCTAATGAAGAACCAATCAAATTTGTAATTTGTTTATAAAAATCTTTTGCGTTTTTATTATTTTTTATTCTTATTGGATCTTGCTTATTATCTTTTCTTGCCTGATTAATATTTTGTATTGTTGCCAATACTGTTTCGTAATCTCCGCCATGTTGTGCAACATATTGTGTTGCAATCATGGCTGCAGAACTTAAAGCTTCGTTTGCACTACTTTCTATTAATTCTGGATTAACTACTCTAAAATCAGGCATTGATCCTGTTGGATCATATGCAACTACAGTAGTTGGTATATCATCGCGTCCGCGTTCTATTTCATTACTTTGTGGTAACTTGTCATATTGACGTTGTTTTATTCTATCAAATGTGTTGAAAAATGCGTCTGAGGACAGACGTCCCATTGGGATTTCATTTTTATAAAAACCTTGTCCGCCAGTTGCTCGTAATACTGTTAATGGATTAAATCCATTTGCAACTGCATCAGCTCTTAATTTACCTAAATCTGTTCCAGATTGTTGTGGTTTTGATATTCCTTCAATCCCACCTAATGAACCCATATATGTTGTTTTAACATAATCTTCTAATTGTCGTCCCATTTTACGACTAGGTTTCATTATTAATTTTTGAAATGTTGTTCCAAAACCCATATTATATTACTCCCGCGTTTAACAACGTGTCCGAGAATAGGGCTAAACCCATTACTATTCCCGCTACTGTTGCTATAATAATGTCTTTTAATTTCATTTGATCCACCTCCGTGTTATGAGGTCGATCGATACTCCCGCTAGTGCGGTAAATCCCAAAACGATACTTTCAGTTGTACCAACTGCTATTCCTGCGCCCGCAAGCGATGCGCCAAGCATAGTACCACA